ACCTAATAAGAATGCTTCTCTATCTAAATCTTCTACATTCATTATACCACCATTCATGGCACCTATTCGTCCACCATTAGCTACAAACTGTGAGCCTGCAATTCTTGTTGTTAGTAGAGATAATGGGTTTACGTATTCTGGTGTTTCTATTTGTTCTTCTTCAATTAGTTTTGGTATGATAGGAATTATATTTTTATCATCATCTCCTCTATAAAGTGGATTACCCATAGCATCAATTTCACCTTTAAGTCTTCTATCCATATAATCTTGATATATATCTTCTAATTCTTTTGATGTAATGCTATCAAGATTTGCAAAATTAAGTCCAGGTATTTTACCTGCTCTAATTACATTTTCAAAAAATTTTCTATTTCTAGCAGTTGTTAAGTCATTTAACTTTTGAAAAGGTTTATTAAAAAAACCTAAAAGACCAGGTGATTTTTTTACAGTTGGTTTGTATTCTTTGAATTCATCTAATTTAGTTATATTACGTTGTCTTATTCTTTCCAATCCTGTATCTCTTTCAGGACTTGATTGATCAGGTGGTCCACTAGTTTTACTTGTTCTAACATCACCACTTGGTGAAATACTTACACTTTTAGCCGTAGCTTTTCTATCTTTTGTACTAACAGTTCCCATATCAGCTCCGCCTTTGAAACCAATACGTCCTCCTTTTTGTAACATTTGTTTTGCTTGTTGTGCTCTAGTTATCGCCATTGTACCACTCTATTTTGTTTCACTAAATAAATCAAGGCTCGGCATTATCACATTTACGTCTTGAGCCATGTCTTCGTTCTTATAACCCTTAGCTTCCCAGTCTTTTCTTTCCTTAAAAAGCTCCCCAGTTTTCTTATGTCTATACGTTGTTTCTACTTTTGCTGGTTTTAATTCCTGCATTATGTCACCTCTCTTGGCTGTATTTCTAATATAGAGGCTACAACGTGCAGCTCATTCGCGTCGCTAGCCTGTACTTTCAAAGCTTCACTCTCCTCAACCACAAGAGGGTGAGTTAATAATTCTGTCGTCGTATTTGTTGATATGGTTTTTGATTTAAATAGAGTAAAGATATTATTAGATGCATCAACTAAGGTAACATCTATATTACAACCAGATCCTGCATCGTTAGCCACCAACAGAGATTTGACCACAGATGTTTTTGCTGTCGGCACAGTATACAAAGTTGTTAGATCAGTTGTTGTTAGATCTGCTTTTTTATTTATAAAATTGTTAGCCATTAGTTAATAAAGAAGTTAAATGCTTCTAATTCCTCTTTTAATTCTTGTTGATACGTCGTATTCAATTTTTCAATTACACCATCCAGATCTCTTGTTTGGGCTTCAGCTACAGTATAATCATACTCCTCACTTGGTCTTGTCAATACCTGAACTATCTTTGCCATTATCTACGTCCGTCTGGTTGTATATCTAATCTAAATGTTCCAAGTCTCCAACTTTGACTAGATCCTGTATTTGCTACTTTTAACGCAACAGCTCTTGCTCTTGCACGTGTATCTACTTTTTTAGTGCTAGTTGTTACAGTAAAAGGTCCTAGTGCAGAGCTAGCTTGTGTGTCATTTGGAAAATCTCTCAATTCTAATGTTATTTGTGTATCACCAGTCTGTGATATAAAATCAGGTATAAATCTTCTTATCTTCATTATAAACTCACCATCTCCCCTAAGATCTGCTGCACCTGTTGTTTGACCTAAAGCACTTCTTCTTTGACTTATGTCAAAGTCTCCAGAAGATATGTTTGCAAGTATTGCAGTTATAGTTCCGTTTCTATTTTGATCTACTCCTGTTTCATGTTCATAATAACTTGTTCTACCCTCAGTATTTCCAACAACGTCATGAGATGAATCATTTGATGCATCATATTCTAAAGCACGTGGTTTACTAAATACCGCCGAGTCTTGCCACATGGTTCTAGATAAACTACCAACAGTCCACACTGGTCTTTGTGGTGATGAATCAAAATAATTATATGTAACCATTCTATTAACAACAGTGGATGTAGCCTCTGGATAAAACCAAGTTACCTCTCCAAATAGATTATTTAATCCTGCTGATATCATCTGATTACCAGATTCTAGATTTATATCATTATATACAAAATCCTCTACCAGACATGGTAATGATTCCAACTTACCGGCATATCTAAAGAAACCATTCTCTGACATCCAATATGCAGCACCATCTACCTCCACACACGCGTTCTGTCCTGCTAGCCCACAGTTGGTTCCAACTTGTGAGAAAGCAAACGTGAAAGGCGATCCTACAAAACGTTGTGTGAATAAAGCTGTATCAGTCCAGACGTAAAGAGCATCTCTACCACGGATTGCTCCTCTGATCTGTGATCCGTCGGCCAGTCTTTGTGTACCAGCTGTATTGGTCGCTGTTGGTACATATGTATTAATATCTTCTTGGTCCGAGAATCTTATAAACATATCGTCTTGTGTTGATTTATTACCGATTGTTGTTTCTGTTCCAAAGAAAACTAAGTGTCTGTCAGGTGTAGATACTACCATGTGTCTTGATGCGGTTGGAGCTCCTGATATAATATTACATCTTGTCTCTGTCGCGTTTGACAAAGATGAGTCCCATTCAAAAACCTCGCCATCATGAATTAAACAGATTGCTTTATCTCCAAAATTATCTATCGACCACATGCCTGGTTCAAGAACCAAGTCACCAGATGCTGCCTCACCCCACGCTACATAATCTGTGCTGTTCTTAACTGAAGCACCATCACTATGTCCAGATCTTGTCGAGTTTCTAACAGCTCTTGTAATACCTGTTAGTGTGGTCCCACCTGAAACACCAGTGTAAGATATTTCTTCGTTGCCTACTTGAATAAAATTAGTTCCAGAACTTGGAAACTGTGTGGCGTCTGCTAAAACAATTGACGTTCCAGATCCACCTGTTCCTGCCGTGTTATCTAATAGTGCCCCGTTTAAAGTTGTTGTAACTGGGTTAGATGCCTCTCCACCCCAAGATCCTAGACCCCAACCAAATCCTTTTTCTTGAACGGCAGATCCAACAGGAAAATAATGTCTTACCCTAATTCCACCTGATGTCGTTGCACCGGATCCTGTTTCATTTGACGGCATGGTAATTGTTATTGTTTCTGTTGTAGGAACGGTTGTCACCATAAATTTTTTATCGTCAAAATCAGACGCACTAAAATTAGAATTAGTTATCGCAGTAAAATTATCTAATAGAATAATATCTTGAGGACTAATACCATGAGCTGATGGAAAAGTTATTGTAATGGTCGGTGATCCGTTAGTCGTGGTGAATGCACTAGTAAGCGTTGTTGTGGTTTTAATAGGGTGTATGTCATAAAACACACCCCCAGAAAAAGCATATAATATTCTGTTTGTCCCAATAATCGCGTATCTTCTACCTAAACTATTAACAAAGTGATGGAGACCACGTCCAGCTCCTGTAAGCTCATTCTCATTTACAGTGCCTAATTGGTTCCACCCACCTATTTTTTCAGGTATACCATATCTAAATCTAACATTATCACAGTCGACCCACTGCCCCTCAGCTCCGGTTTCTGAAATCTGTTTGTTAATACCAGGTTGAAATCCTATTTTTTGTAGCATAAGTGCTTATACCTTTAAGATTTTAAATTATCAATGTTAACAATTATAGCTTATTTATCACTGTTTGTGTAGCTAATATTACCCTATCGGTATCTTGAATACCCTCCATTGGACGATGTAGGTCATTTGAATTCCAAATATACCAAGTAGAACCCATTGGTTTTATTTGTAGAGTACAAAGATCTGAATCAAATTCAGTCCCTATTGTTGTAGGTGTTAAATAACAAATACCAGAAATTTGAATACTATCTTTATATTCTTCTTCAAAATGTTTATGCCAAACACTTGAAGTCCTGGTATTTTTTTCTACGTTAAATATCCAAGCCTTTGATTCTTTTACCATGTAAGGACCAACCACATCATTTAAAAATTTAAAATAATGTTTTTTAATATATTGAATTGTAGGATTATCTATCTTAAAAACGTTAGGATCTGATTGATGAGGTGGATGAGTGCAGTCTGGATATTTAAAACAACAAGGATTTTTTTTAACATAATCTTGTAAATATTCTACAAGTGAATTGTCATAATGTGGTTTAAATGAATATGCTCGTATCACAGCTTATTCCCAAGGACTGACTTCATAACAGTTAAAAGCCATGGTAATTCTTGTGGTCTGTAAACTTGAAGGTTTTACTTCATGAAGTAACATTGGTTCAAATAATACTACCTTACCATACTCTTCTTTTATGGTTAAATCAAAATCTTTAAAATACGTTCCAGGTCCTTCATTACTTAAATATAATATACCTGAAAATCCAGTGCATGCTCTGTGATGATGTAACATTGCGTAATCATCTTTATGATAAACATTTCCCCAACACTCTTTCATAGCAGTTTTTTTATTACACACACTATTTGAAAATGGTTTTATTTGCATTGCAAATTCTCTTATTTCGGGCTCTAATGATAAACTTTCAAAACCTGTAAATTTTGCTTTTACATTTGTTTTATAACTAAGAGGAGAGTCATTTATTTTATCTATAATTTTTTGTTTTATATTCTCTAACAAATTTTTGTCTTCTATAAAAAAGGTGCTTACGTAACAATCTCTAAAAACTTTTTTTTCTACTGTGTGTTGAATATTCATTACAATTTAGTATCTATTTCTCTTACATGACCTTCTTTTATTTTTTTGACTATTTCTTTTATTACATAATCATATTCAAAATTAATTATTTCAAAATCAGGTTTTATTTTTTTAGGAATTTGAAAAGCTTTATTTGTATCCTCGTATTGACTTTCTTTTATAGTATTCATCCATATAAAATAATTAAATCGCACTCTTAAAGATTCATAAGGACAAACAAAATCTGCAATCGCACCAGGTTCTCTTGCCATTTCACACAACTTAAACATTCTATCACTTTGTCTCATTCTACCGTTAAATGAAAAGTCATAGTCTTGAAACATATCTCTAATCTCATTGTTGTTAAAATAAGCATAATTTATATTTTCATCTTTTAAAGATTGCCAAAGTTTTTTTGCAAACGTAGTTTTCCCTGAACCTGGTAGACCAAAGATAAGTATTCTATTTAAAAATTCGTAAATCATTTTGATAAATTAAAATTTATAACACATCTTTTTAAAGATTCTATTGGATGCCCTGATGCGTGTTTCTTGTTTCCATCAAATAGTAATAAATTTCCTTTCTTTGGCATAACTCTGTCAGTAATGTTATTATCATTATCAAACAAAAAAGTAAACCCATCACTATCGTTGACATAATAAATAGCAGCTAGATGTGGATCATCCATATCTCGATGAGGGCAGTTATAAGTTTCTGTGGTTGCTTTCCTATTTTGTCCTTGAAGATTTACTTTAGCTCTTAAAATTTTATTTGGTAGATTAAGTCTATTTATTATTTTATTTGGGAGATAAGAGTATCTAGAGTATTCACTATAAAAAACATGACACACTTGATAGTAGTCTAAAATATTAGAAAAATTTTTTTCTTCTTGTTTAAGATCAAACAAAGATACAGTATTCTCATGAGAGTAATGCCAGGGAAAATTTATGTTAAAAATAGTGTCGTGTATCTCGTCTATCTCTTTTGACGTTAAAAAATTTTTATAAAGATAATTCATTTAAATCATCTTCTTTTCCTATGTTACCTTTTACAAAAACATTAAAAGCAAGACTAATTCTTAAATTAGATCCTTTTTTCTTTTCAACAGAATGTTCTAAACTAGAAGGAAACAATACTAAATCATTTGTCTCAACATTAAACTTCCATGATGTTGAATTATACAAGTTATAATCTTTGTGTCTAAATTGAATTACAGAATTACCTGGTTTGTAAAACTTTATAGAATCATGTTCTTTATCTGCACTAACATAAAACACACCAGATACAATAGAATTACTATGTGAATGATGGTGATGATGTTGAGACTCCTCTGTGTAATTAAGCCAAGACTGTGTAATGTAAGGAGTTGTCTTATTTGTGGTGCATATAATATCTTTAAAATAGTTATTTATATGAATCATAAAAGCTTCTTTTAATTTAGGAAAACTATTATCTAAGATATGAGTATCTCTAGAGGCAAAGTTTCCTTCATTTTTAAAACAAGTTTGTTTTTTATTTTTAAACATATCTAGATCTTTTTGGGACACTATATTTTTTAATTGTGTCTTGTAGATAGGCGTAGGAAATATTGGATAAACTTTATTCATTTTTTATTAAGAAACTGAACACCCACATTTTTCTTTCTCCTTTACTTAAAATTTTACTACCATGATAAATTTTAGAAACATAATAACAAAGTAAATCTCCTTTATTAAACTCTATTATGTCATCTTCAATTGGTGTTTTTAAAACGTAAGGTTGACCTCCTTCCACATCTGATAAAAATAAATTACAGTGAAATGTATCATAGCCTTTTTCATGTATTGGATCTTTATGTAAATAGCAATGGTCACCAGGATAAGCACAACTAGCAGCCATGAAATGTAAATTAGTTACTTTTAAATTTTTTTCTATTTTATTTTGAACTTCATAAACTTCTTTAGGGTATTTCATCTTTTCAAAATATCTAGATGTAACTCTATTACCACCCATACCTGCATCTTGAAAAGTATGTTTGTTTTTATCTATCCAATTAGATAAAATCTTTAATACATTCTCTTCAATAAAATTTTTATGTAATGTATATTTTTGCATTTAATTAAAAGTAAAAACTAATGATCTTCTCATACCACGTTTTGGGTATTCAAATTGATGAGGAACATTATCTCCAAAACAAACTATTTTATAATTTTTAGGAGTAATGCTTTTAATTAAAGTTTTTCTATCATCCTCATAAACATTTAAATTACCGTGTACGTCTTCTCCAAAATACATCATAAATATAGAGTGAGGTGTATCTTTTTCATGATCTACGTGTACAATTGTTTTATCATATTCTATTTTAGATGTTATATTAATTACTCCCCTTAATATTTTATTAAACTCTAAATTATATTGTTTTGTAAATCTTAACAAAATACTTAAAAAAAATGCAGTATGAGTTGACAAATTTCGATCTATCTTATTTTTAAATTCTGGAGCGTCAATTCTAGCAACTAAATTATGAATCAACACAGGAGCGTCTCTTCTATAAGTCCCTATATATTTTTGATAATAAAAAGGTATTTTACTGAACACGTTATCTATGTGTTCTTTCTCCTCTTTAGTTAAAAAGTTTTCATCTTCAATTAAGTATTTCATTTGTTTTAAATGCTAATGTTATTCTGTAACCTTTTGTAGGAGAACGTCCTCTATGTGGTATTTTTGAATTAAACAAAATTAATCTATTTTCTTTAAAAGGTATTACTTCTTGACCAAGTTCAAAATCTCCTTCTCCTTCAAGCATTAATAAACAGGTGATTTGACCATCATCTACATGAGTATTGGCAGTCATGTTAGAGAATTGTAAATTTGTATAGAATCTTAATAAATGCAAATTTTTTTGAGATATAGTTTTTATTTTATAAAAGATAAAATCTATTAAAGAATCGTGTGGTGGTAATCCCATTAAGAAAAAACCTTTTTCCTTTTCTTGTTCACTTGTTTGAAAACAAAAAGATGTATCATAACGAAAATAACTTTGACAATAATCTAGTAAAAGAGGCTCTAGAAAATTATCATATATATTATAGTTTGACATGAGAACCCCATCCAGTAATTATATATTTGTGTTCGTCTAAAGCAGGTTTACCATAATGGCTATGTGTCCAGGCAGCTGGCCAAATAACTATTGTCCCTTGTTTAGGTTTTAATTCTATGTTTTGTTGAGGAAAACAAGTTTCACCACCCACTTTAATTGTGTTTAAATAAATCATCCAAACAAGCATTCTTCTGCAATCAGATTCTGTTGCACCTTGTTCACAATGTTCAAGTTTATAATTTTGTCCTAATTCGTATTTTTGATAATTACATGCAGATTGAATTACCCATTCTGCCATACCAGCATCTAAAAATGGATGTTGACGTTTGTATTCTATTACACAATCAAAAAGATTTTTTGACCATTCTTGTTTATAAACATCCACATGTTTTCCATTGTAAAAGTCTTTGATATGATCTGTGGTTGCAGGATATAATTTAGAATTATTTATGTCATTGATTGCTTTTTTACAATCTTCTTCACTCACTGCATTTTCTTTTACATAAATATAATTATTCATTTATCTTCCTTTAAACCAGTGAGGTAAACCTAGGTGTGGTCTTGAATCATATTTTTGTTTAGTGCTCTCTATATTATTGTAATGTAAAAAAGTTTGAATACATGCCTCTCCCTCAAATTTATTTCTCCAGTGAGAATATTTATCTCCCCTGTAAATTAATAAATCTCCAGCGCCTAAAAGAACTTCATGTGGTTTATTCTCACGTTCTAAATAAAATGGCCATATTTTATCACAACCTAAATTTAAAGTTGCAGATATTTCACAAGAAAATCTATCTGTATGTTTTTCTAAAGCATCTCCTTTTTTATAAACTCTCATATAAGAATATTGTTCTTGTAATTTTAAACCAGTATTATTTTCTATTAATGGTTTTAATTTTACAAGGATCATGTCTGTAGATATGTCCCCATAAATAGAATAGGAATTTGGAGTTTGCTCATCATTTAAAGTGCCTTCTGACTCATCGTATCTATTTACAAAATTATATTTTAATTTGGTCTTGTACACTTCTGCTTTATTAGAATAATACTCTGTCAAAAAACTTAACAGTTCTTCAGACAAAGTTTTTCTTATTATACAAAAACCTTTTTCTTTAAAAGTAATCCCATCCTGCATATCTTTTTATAATATCCTTTGGTAAATATTCTTCGACATCGTAGACATCTTTTTTTATTTCTGATTTAATTTTGTGTAAGTTGGGTGACTCGAAAACACTGTCATTATATTTAACACCATTATATGTAAATGGTTCAATATTTTCAAATCTATGTTTAAATTCTGGTATTTCAAAATAATTATAAATTTCTTTCATCTTTTCTTCTGTGTTATTTACCAAATCATTATATTTTATCAATAGGTAGTTTTGGTTTGTTTTAATTATATTACTTGTTGATTGCCAATCAAAATAAATTTTACCTACATCTGAGTGCATGACATTGTATATGAAATTTTCTACGTCTTTTGGTTTTTGAACTTTTACATAAGAAGCTAAAACTTCTACCAAAGGTCTTACCAACAAAAGAAATTTTGGTTGATAATTTAATTTTTGTAGCATATTTAAATTATATGGAGTGCCCCATGCTCCTCTCTCAAATATAAATTCTGAGTCTATGTGTTCGTAATAATTTTCAAGAAGTTTCATAGTTACGTTATTTAAACCAGAAAACTCTGGAAGATTTTTTATCCAACTAGATTCATACATTTTAAATAAATCATACATTATCTCAACAACACAACTATTTGGAGTTACTGTTATATTCTTATTTTGATTTAGAATAGAGGATAAGAATGTGTTTCCTGATCTAGAATAACCCGAAAGAAAATAAAATTTTTTCACCTAAAGGGATCCCCTAAGCACCAGATAACTAAAGAGTATCTCGTTCCTTTTGTTACAGGTGTAACCCTATGATAAGTGTGACTAGGAAATACAACAATGGATCCTTTACCATTTAATTCTTTTAAAGAATGTTTTATTTTACCTTGTTCTATATTTGAAAAATCAAATTCAAAGTCACCTCCCTCATATTCATCTGGATGAGATAAGAGTAAAGACATAGATAGTTTTCTTATTTTTTTATGCATTGCTAAATTGTGAGGAGTATTAAAAGGTCTATCAAGAGAGTCTACGTGCCAATGATAATACTGTCCTATTTTGTATTTTGTAAATTGTGCAGATTCTTGATGATCCCAATCATAGTTCCAACCGGCATTTTTGTTAGCTGCATTTAATACAGCCTCTGTATGTTTGTATATCCAACTTTCATTTAACCAAGCTACATTAGAGTTTCTATAATTTAATAAATGTGCAAGATTAGATTCTTTATGTTCTTCAAGGCTTTTGTCAGAAGTAAGAGCTATTTCAATATTGTGATTTAAACCACATTTAACTATTTGATCACAAACATGTTCTGGAATAACTTTATCTAAAACCCAAAATTTATGTTCGTGTATCATTTATATCTCCTATAAATATGTTTAAAGTTAATCTTTCTTTGTTTTTAAAAGGCAGTAATGATGTATAACCATGAAGTTTATTTCCGTCATAAGCTATCATAGAGTTAAAAGTGTTTCCAACAATAATTTGTTTTTTATTGTCGCTTTCAAATATTGTAGTTCCACCTTCTATATCTCCATCACTTAAATATATCACTGCAGCTATTTTAGTGTCATCATCTAAATGAAATCTTGTTTTCCCTTGGTCACCATATTTTAATCTACTAAAGACAACATAAGAATTACTATAATGTAGTTTTTTATTAGGATAATAATAATTTAAAATTTTTCTAATTACGCTATTAAATAAATTATAATGTGTGTCGTGTAATGATTTTGTTCTAAGACCAGGCCAATTATCATCTTCTGATCCTTTATAATATTTTAATTTTTTAGATAAACTAATTATGTCGTCTACGTTATCAAAAAAATTATCTACAACTATCGTGTGTAACATCTTTATATTCTTTCTTCTGCAATTTTAAAATCTATTAATTAGTCCAGTTATCATCCTTGACTGCTGAATATACAGCTTTTAAAGACCATCTTCCACTTGTAACAGAAGGACCTGCACCAAATTCAATGACATGCACTCCACCATCTCCTCCTGGAGTTCCTGGATTAGAGTTATTATAACATGACCCTCCTCCGCTACCGCTGCCATCAAGAGCTTGTGGTGGTGTAAAATAAGAATTAGGAGAACCTCCTCCTTTTTGATTTCCATTAACGCCAGCAAGACCACCTCCGCCACCGCCAATATATCCACGATCTTGAACACCTGGCGCTTGAGGTTGAGATTTAGCTGGAAATGCTTCATGTCCTATACCGGCAGTAGATTGAGAGCCTGCTCCTCCAGCTCCTCCTCCGCCACCACCGATTCTATTATCTTGTGTTGATGGTGCATTTCCAACTCCACCTGGATTTCCTAAATTTTGATTTGCTCCTGGATTAGACACACCTGGTTGGTTACCAGATCCTGCAGGGTTATTTTGACCAGGGTTATGGTTTCCTCTTCCACCACCTCCCCCAGATCCTCCAGGCTTTCCATTGAAGGTTGGACTTGGACCTACATAGTTAGCTCCTCTTTTTCCACATCCTCCACCACCTTGTGCGGTAAAAGTTGTGCCACCGATGGGAGCAGAAGTATTACTTCCAGTGCTACCTGATCCTCCAGACATAGAGGCAGATCCACCGCCTCCCACAGTGACTGGAAAGCTTGATGAAAGAGGTGCGCTATCTATAACGACAACTCCGCCAGCTCCTCCACCGCCTCCTTGGTGGGCTCCGCCACCACCGCCACCAATAAGAATTACTTTCCCTGTTTGACCACTGTTTTTAGGGTCTGCTCCTGAAAAAGTTCCTGGTGATGTAAATGATGTTACTTTATCATTAACGACAGGGGTATTATCTGGACCGATAACTCCACCATCATTTTGTAAATTCATTTGTCCTAATAGTGAAAAACCTGATGTTATAAAACCTGTTGTCATAATTATTCTTTAATACTCCATGTTGAATTGTCTGAATTCCATTCTTTAGTTATTGTTACACCATCTACAACTCTTTGTCCAAGATAACCTGAAGAATTTTCGTCCCAATAGATATGTAAATTATCCTCATAAAAACGATCTCTAGGTAAAGAGTTTCCTTGATCATCAACAGATGGCCAAGTAATTGGTGCTTCCCATTTAAAACTAGAATTTAATACCCAAGATGGAAAAGGTTTTGGCGATATAAAAGCACTATTAGATGAATCCCAAGTCCACCCAATACCTGCATAGTTCCATCTTGTTACTGCATCAGAAGCAGTTTTATAAGTTTGTTTCCAAGCTACTCCTGGGTAAGATCCATCAACTAATGGTATATCTGGATCATTAGGAATGTTATCTGAACACCATGTTTCACCAGCTGGATCGTTTGGGGAAGATACAATATCTTCAGGAGCAGTAACTACTCTTATTACTGTGTTATCTGAATTCAGTTCTGCGAAATATAAAGCCATGATACACTACTCTTACAACAATTATATTAAGTTGTAAATATTAACTTAATTCTTCGTAGTTAATAGTGATAGTTGCGTCTGAGTTTGCTCCTGCTCCGGCTTCTATGTTATCGCCTTCCTCAAGATACAAATTAGTATTTTTATCAATAACAACTAAAGTTGCATCTGCTGGCAAAGAAACAGTGCTAGCTATTGCTATGGGAGATCCTCCGCTTTTAGTTATAAAAACTGAAATATCTACCGCGGATGAACCATCAATATTAGCTACGATGATATTATTAATTTTAAATACTTTATTAGAAGAGGAAGCGTTAGCCAGAATCTCTGTTGTTAAAGTCGTGTTTAATTCTGCTTGAACAGACTTCGCTGTTATCGTTGCTACGTTTACTAGATTTGGTGCTGCCATAATTTATTCTCCTTGTGATTCTTTTATCCGAAAACTAGAGCCATTGCAATAGCTTTTCCTGTTGTTGCTAATTGTTGTCCGCCAGCTTGAACTTGTCCAGTTCCATTAGGTGCTATGTTTATATTACCGTTTGCACCATCCGTAATAGTAATAGTCCCTGAGTTTGTCCCACTGTTTGTGCTTAAAACTAGGTCAGTCGCTCCGCCTGTTGTTACAGTTAATGTTCCAGCACCATTTGAGGTTAAAACAGCTGCTGCACCAGAGTCTCCGACTTTTACTGTATCTGCTGCAAGCACAACATCACCAGTTCCATTTGGAACAATATCGATATCTGCATTAGAAGTAGATACAATATCATTTCCATTAACGTCTAAATTACCACCTAGTTGAGGTGAGGTATCATCAACAACGTCTCCACCAAACTCAACCATAGTAATATTTGGGTTTACCCCATCATCTGCTCTTGCAAAAGCTAATACAGTTTTTCCATTTGGAACGGCAGCGGTGCTACCTGAACCTGAAACATATTTGAATGTTACAACTTGTGATCCTGATGTTGAATTTTTTAATACATAAAGTTGTTGCACATCTAATGGTATTGTAACGTTTCTTCCTGCTGATAATGATCCTGTAAATTCTATAACTCTGTGTGCAAGAGTTGCACCAGTTCCACCATCCGTAACTGAAAGGTCTGTATCTCCAGAATCTGATACTGCCTGAGTGGTGAATCCACCAGCTATTTGTTCTACAATACTTAAATTAGTATTAGTCTTCGTCCCCCATGTACCGGCATTTTCTCCGGTTGCTTGAAGTTCTACACCTAAAGGTGAAAATGTTGATGCCATAATTTATCTCCTATGCAGCGTCAGTATAACTTGTATTTGATCCCGTTGCAACACTTGTATACGAAGAATTTGAACCTGTGTCAACGCTAGAATATGCTTGAATTCCAAAGCCTGTAGCCGTGCCAAAACCTGCTACAGAAGAGGTTACGCTTTGACCTGTCAATCCCATCACATCAGCAGGTGTTATTGATCCTACACTAAACGTTGCAGAGATTCCGGTTAATCCCATCACATCTGCAGGTGAAATGGATCCCACAGAGGATGTTGCAGAAAGTCCTGTTATATCTATAATTGGATTTGATGAAACATTTATTTCTCCCACAGAAGATGTTACCGAAACTCCAGTTAATCCCATTACGTCCGCAGGTGATATAGAACCAACACTAGATGTTACCGCTCGACCCGTTAATCCCATTACGTCAGCAGGGGAAATTGATCCAATATTTGATGTTACAGAAAGTCCTGTAATAGAAAAAGATACGTCTCCAATTATTGTAGGTGAGCCAACACTTCCAGTTGCAGCTTGACCTGTTAACCCCATAACATCCGCAGGATTTACGGTAAACATACCCCAACCGTTTTCACCGTAAGATGCATTACTCCAACCGTTAGCTCCTAAGTTTGATGTAATTCCATCAGGAGCTTGAAGTTCTACAACTAATCCTGATTCACCCCAGTTTTCATTACCCCATGTGTCTTGTCCCCAACCAAGATTTATTTCTGCTGAAACTGTTGATGAACCTATTGAAGATGTAATTGATAGGCCTGTTAAATTAACTTGTTGGTCTCCTAAATCATTCCATGTTGTTCCTGGTTCATTAAAAGACTTAGCACCCCAACCAACTGTTATGGCATTTTGTGTGCCCCAACGACCCTCATTCCAGGTTGTGCCTGATTGGTTCCAAGTATTTGGCATAAGGAGGACCTCCTTATGCTAATCTTATGATTGCGTTAGATGCGTCAGCTGTTGGGAATTGTATTGTAAAAGTTCCACTTGTTACAGTTTTGTCACCACCAAAAGCTATTACTGCAACAGCTTTATCTGATTGTGTATCGTTATAAATTAGAGCACCATTGGCTGTAAAAGTTGCAGAAGTAAAACTTACATCTGCAAAATCACACACCGCAGTATCTGAATCTAGAGTTGGAGTCACACTAGTTAAGGTTGCACCGCCTGGAGAGTATGCAGACCCAGATGTGTTTGAAATTTCGTTTGTTGTTGAATAAGCTGTTGTTGATTTATTTAAAGTTGCTGAACTAGTATACAGAGCTATCTTAAAAGTGTTACCACTTGATGCAGTAAGATTATGTGTTCCAACTAAAAGTTCTTGTTTAAAACTATTACAAATTGCCGATGTTATTGCCATAATTTATTCTCCTACGGGTTTGCTGAGTTTACTGGTATACGAACAGCGCCATCAGTG